AATCTGGTATATTTTCAATAAAAAATTCTTCTAATTTTTCCACTAACGATCGTTTTAATTTAGATTTAAGTACTGGTAATTTGGGTTTAGGAACATCCACTCCATCTTATAAACTCGATGTCGCTGGTGACATAAACTGTACAGGCGCTTTATCAAAAGGTAGTGGTAGTTTTAAAATAGAACATCCACTTCCAAATATGAGTAATACCCATTATCTATACCATTCTTTCATAGAAGGGCCACAAGCTGATCTCATATATAGGGGTAGTGTTGATTTGGTAAACGGGAGTGCATCTATAAACTTAGATACCGTTTCTAAAATGACAAATGGTACATTTGAAGTGCTAAACAGAAACGTTCAGTGTTTTACAACAAATGAAACTGATTGGGATGCAGTAAAAGGTTCTGTATCTGGAAACATTCTCACAATATCGTGTCAAAATACATCGTCTTCAGCAAATATTAGTTGGTTGGTCATCGGTGAAAGAAAAGATCAACACATGTATGATACGGAATGGACGGATGAACAAGGGTACGTTGTTCCAGAAAAACTAAAATAATTGTAATAGTATATATACAAAATGGGAATACAAGTTAACCAAACTAAAATAGTTAATAGTATAGGCGTAGAATTATCTAATTTTTATGTAGGAATACGTAAATGTAATAGAGAACACGCGATTATTGAACTTTCTTCAAATTCGAATACGTATACCATAACGGGTTATTTCGAACACCACGTTAGCAAAGATGCAAAAACACAAGGTAAAATGCCGATTGATTATCAGCTTATTACCGTTTCTAACGTCAGTGTAGATTCAAACATTAACATAGTATCTGAACTATACACAGAACTCAAAAAAGGGTACGAAACGTTCACGGATGATGTTTAATTTAAAATTTATTTATATAATATAATATAATATAAAGAACCCATTTTTACCATTCTGGAAAAAGTCACAATGGTAAAAAGTTTTTTTTACTTTTACTTTCTTGGAAGCGAATCTATTAACGCGAGAGCTACAACACCCGCGATGAAAAACATAACAACGTAATTACACTCTGTATTGTCTCTACCCAAAACCTTACTATGCGTTTTTGGTGATGGTGTTCTACTAGTAATAACCTCCATCGTCGGTTGAACCCTGTTAGGGATTGGTCTTTCGAAGGGTTCTTCATCTAGAGGACAATAAGCTATCATCTATACTATACTATGTTTACAAATTAATTTCGACTGACTTTTTCTTTCGACCACCACCTCTTTTAGACTTGGTCTGGGTAACTTTGACTTCTCGAACTTCGCCGTCTTCATCGGCGACGTCTTCTGATACTGGTGGTTCAGCTATATCCGAAATATCATCTTCCATATCTATCTCGGGTTCTTCTCTTCTTTCCAAACTTGTCGTATTCATGGGTGGTTGTGGAGGCATCATTATATTACCCATGAGACTCGAAATGTCAAATCCTGGTCCTTGCATTTCGTGTCTCCCACCTCCACCACCTTCGTTCGGAACGTCGTTCGACGTGCCTTGTTGTTGAGATTTAGACACCGTGTTCTGAACCGCAGACATCATATTCTGAACCAGTCCTGGGTTTTGTTTAATAACGTCGTTCATATTAGGCATGACTGATTTGAACATACTGTTCGTTAAGTGGAACATCATTGCCGAACCACCGAGCATCATAATGAGCTTAACTTCGGGTGCAACGTGCATTTTTGTCCTGTACTTTACGTAAAGTTCCTCGAAAACTTCGTCGTAATCGTCAACGTTTTCCATAACATTCTCGGACCAACCGTCGAGTTGAATCTCGAACGGGTTATACTTTTTGTTCAAAAACTCGAGACCTGTTGTACACGCAATAAGCATGCGTCTCGAAAACTTTATAGACTTATCGACGTCTATGCTATACGTTATTCGCTTAACTTCGTTTCTAAGTTCATCTACGGGGGAATAAACATTTAAACGCTTGTTCACAGTAAACCCCTTTTTTTCCAAACGCCCAAGTTTGTTTACGAGATCCGCTTTTTCTTCGTCGATAGTTTTGTAACCAGGTGAAGGTTTTTCTTCTTCCTCTTCCATGACGTATCCTCCTCCCGCTCCCCCGTAGTCCATATCTGGTTCATTGTCGTATTCACCGTAATCGACAGGTTCTTCTGGGGGTGGAGCGGATGGTGGGTTTTGTTTATTCGGGTTTGCGAAAGAGTCTATATCTTCCTGAAAATACTGCGCCTGTGGCGGAACAAATTGTGTTTTTTGTCTAGACATCTGTTTTCTAACAGGCTGGGGTCTAGGAACTTCTATTTCTATCTCGTTCATGAGTGCTTGTTCGTTATCATCTAGTTTCATAACGTTAGTATCGCCACGATTAAGAATAATCTCTCCGTCCATTACTCTTTATATTGAAACTATTATAATTTCTTTAACGCACTTTATAAAAAAATCTCAGTTCATAACAAATAATGAAACTCAACAACACAAATAAAAATGCTCTCAGGGCAATAGTCGTCATATTCGTAATCTTATGGGTTATTCAACTACTGAACCCAAAGAAAAGTTATTACAGCCCAGTCGAAATAGAGACCGTAAACGAAGGTTCTATTTTCGATCTCGAATCCAAGGAAGAGTGCCTCGGTAAATCGTACTACTCGGATAGCCGGGGTGGTGTTTGTGGGGGACAGGAAATGGTCAACGGACAATTGAATTATAAGATGAAGTAAAATCTCCGGTATATATAAATGGCTTTAGTGACTAGTCAATCAACATTACCTGATTTCGAATGCGAACACCACACAGTTGTACTCGATAACCTGGATACTGTCAGTGATACCGACTTTACTCTGTATTTACCAACCCCACTAGAGAACGTTGTTCAGGCACAGTTATTAGCTGCGAGTATTAACACTACCGGTGATACTCAAAGGTGTATACATATAGGCATAGAAGAACTCAAAACGTACTTCAGTCAACGTGGTAAAAATGATCTTAGTGATGCAGATAATCACTTAAACGGTATTTTTGGTACTATTGTATGCGAACACAAATTACACGCAGCTTCAGGTGCTCAAAAAGCCGTATTTTTTAGAAATGAGTATCCAATCATTCAACAATATTATAATCCCATTCGAAAGATCGATAGATTGACATTCAATTTAGATAAACAAGATGGTTCAGCTGCAGACTGTGGTGACGCAGTTTTTGTTTTTAGATTTGTATGCAAAAAAAGAAATTTATCCTATGAATAATTTCAGGACGTTTTTTAACCTTTTCTTATTATAAATGTCTTCTGGTGTAGTTCAACTCATTGCCATAGGTGCTCAAGACAAACACATTATTGGAAAACCAGAAATATCATTTTTTAATTCAACATTTAAAAGGCATTCTAACTTTTCACAATCCATAGAAAAACAAACAATACAAGGAGCTGTGAAAAGTAACGCTATGTCATCGGTCAAGTTTACAAGGTCCGGTGATCTTTTAGGTTACACGTATTTCACGATACACAATAACACAAAAGCACTCGATATCGAAAGGTGGGATACTCTCATAGACAAAGTCGAACTGCTCATAGGTGGTCAAGTCATAGATACACAGGACGCCGTTTTTACGGAAAAGATCGCCATAGATACGTTTGCAAACAATATATCGAAAAGTGCATTAGGTACACACCCAGGTGTAAGCGCCCGTTCCTACTTCTACCCTTTACGTTTCTTCTTTTGTGAAGGTCCCCAGTGTGCTTTACCAATAATAGCAATGCATTATCACGAAGTTGAAATTAGAATTTACTGGGGACCAGATGCAGATAATTATGAATTTGATTGTTATTCCAACTATTATTACTTAGATAACGAAGAACGTGGTAATTTTGCCTCTAGAAATCACGAGTTAATTATTACCCAGGTACAAAAAAGTATTCCTTCAAGAGAACTCATACAAGAACTCACGTTTAACCACCCAGTAAAGTATATCGCGTGTTCGGATACGACAACAGGTGGTGCACTTACATCCGATACAAACAAGATAAAAATAGAAATAAACGGACTCGATATATGCAATTTTAAGTTTGGTAAACCTCATTTCATGGAAATACCCAATTATTATCACACGACGTTTGTTACGTCACCTGATTTCTTTTTACACTGTTTCTGCTTATCAACAAGTTCACTTCAACCATCGGGAACACTTAATTTCAGTAGATTAGATTCAGCTAAAATTATAAGTGAGACCATGACCATTAACGATCCAATATACGCGGTTAACTATAACATACTTCGTATCGAAAATGGCATGGCCGGCCTCACTTACGCAAATTAAAATACGTACCTATATTAAATGGTTAAAAACATACCGACTATCGAGCGGTCTACCAAAATCCGGTTTGGTAAACACGCTACGGACGATCAGGGCGAAAACACGATTGTATTCAACGCGTCAAATGTTGCTATAGATACATCAGTTTCAGGGAGTATTTACATGACACCACTTCGTCAAGAAGATGATATAACATCCAGGGATATAACCATGTTAACGTATAATACAGAAACTAAGGAAATTATAGATTCGAATGTACTCGCAGTTGATCTTTTTTCGATTAATTTACAATACGCGACGAATAATGATAACGTTACATCAAATACGGTTCGTTTTATAAATGATACGACCGCGTTTGTAACAACTGGTAATGTCGGTATACAAAATACAAGTCCTACACACGCACTCGATGTAGGTTCACAATTTCACGTAACTGAAGGAGGTGAAGTACGCGTGGGTCCTTCTGTTTTAATAGATTCTAGTGTAACTAATCAAATTCAGGTTTCG